TGAAAAGCGAAAATCTGAAGCCTGACAAGCTTCACAAAAAAACGAATCATTCATGTCGTGGATCCTGTCACTGTCGTAAATCAAAGACGACTCTACCAACCACTACAGCATGCTTTTGACACTCTTGGCATGCAATCACCTTTCATCTTGCGTGCTGACCCTCTCGTCGATTGGCATCAGCTCGTTTCACAAATCCAAAAACATCCATATCATCTTGCTACTGATGTTTCATCATTCGATTTGACTGTACCTTCATACATCTTGGAAGCTGCTGCCACTTTTTGTTGTGCAGTAACCGGCAGCACTGCTGCCTATGCCACAATGCTCAAAACAATGGGCCGAATCAATGCAACTACTCCGCTACTCGTGGAAAATGTCGTTCTCGCAAAAGAAGGCGCATTATGCTCTGGCATATGGGGAACTTCATTCAAAGCCGGCGCTTGTCAGTACATAATTGTGTACGTTGTCGTTCGTGAAGTCATTGGACCACTCTGTACACCTGAGTGGTATGTGCAAAATGTTACCGTCAAAGTATGCGGTGATGATCTCGTCATTTCATGGTCAAGGCGAGCACACAATCTTGGATTTCGCGCAGATTATTTGCGCACAAAGACAAAAGAACTCTTTGGCATGTGTTACACTTCAACACTAAAAGAAGAAGGTGAACTCGAATGCATTCCTTTAAAGGACTTATCATTCTGTTCACGAACATTCGTTCACCTTCCTGGGCATCCACAATTATGGACTGGACGATTGAAGATCGAAGCAATGTCTTCATCACTCTGTTGGACTAAACTTACCAACGAAAGTGAATTGATTAACCACCTCGATGCTTTCGCTCGCGAATTTGCCGCCTGGGACGACAGTTATTATAGCAAGTTCATCGCGTTGCGACAAACAGTTTTACCTAGTCTCGCTGTGAAGACATTGAAAACTTTGCGCCAGGAGTTGCATGATCAGATTTTATTCGCGATCGATGCAAAATTCATCAAACAAGAGGATACTGAATTCAAATACACATTAAAAATGACTGATACGCTTCCAAAAGCAAAAGCAATACCATTCAACGAAGATCCAGCAACCTTCCAAGTTTACAAATTGGAGGACAAAACAATGTCCCCTATGACAACCGCTACTTTATTTCGGCGGTTACGTGATGCATTTTTAAATGCACAGACAATTGACGATTTTATTCAAGAACCAATTTTCAAAATCGTCAGAGATTTAAACTATCCAGAAGTCTTTGTCACACAGACTCTGAATAGAGACGGCAATATCATCCAGCTCGTCTCACCACAACCATTCTCACCTACTAGTTGGGTAGAAATTGTAAAATTTCTTTCAACACAGCGCGGAGTCCTACCATCTTGGATACCTGTTGTGTTTAAGTACCATCCTTATGGCACTTCCAATAAAGAAAGAGCTTTCCAGTCGCGATATACTATCGGCATGGCGATCGCAGATTTCCTTCTGCGTGGTCGCATGGACGCATACAAGGCAATCCTGCGTGAAAACAACAATGTTGGCGACGCTGCAACTAAAGTTACAGGTAGCGTACAGGATTCGGAGACCGATATTCCAGCAAGTGTGACACCAAAAATCGCTGCAATAGAACGCGTTTTGCGAACGGAAAAATGTCCCGAAGAAACTGCTCGCCTAATGCATCCTAGTATGTATTCTGGCATCAAAAATTGGTACCGACGTGTACCCTTCACACATTCATCAATAAAAGACCCTCACGTCTTCCACACACACTTATGCAGCAACTGCGATCAAGAGTATGGCCACAGTCACGCTCATGGCGTGAACGAAAAAACCCATTCTCTCTGTAATGCTTGCCTTGCAAAATTTGCAAGTGATCAGAGTAAATTCGCTGTCAACGAAAAGGTCATAAAAACAATAAAAAGCAAAAATGGCGAAAACATTGTGCGCATCATTAAAAAATACAAAGTTCAAAATGCAGCTACTAGTCCGTTAGTCCCTTACGATGTGGGCGACGAATCTGCTGCTGATGGGCCTGGACCAGCAACCACCTCGCATGTTTCTAACACTGGAGGATTTGTTACTGGACAAGATGCCACTGCTGGCTCTGCTTCTGCACAAGCTGGCGCTGTAGTTGGACTTACAAACGATCCACTACCTGCAATCACAACTGGCAACCCTGCGT